TGATATTTCTGGATAATTAAATGTATGATATCCACTACCTGTCGATCCTAAGCTAATATATTTTCTTCTTAAATAATTGCTTCTGTTAGTGCCACCTACTCCAGCATCTGATAGTCTAAATTTATCATTATCAGTCTTAAGAATATAATATTGATTTGAAGTAGATAATCCTGATATTGTTGAACCACTACTAAAATATGTAACTAAGTCACCATCAGTGAATCCATGATTAGTGAAAGAAACGATATCAGTTTCTGTAGAAATTCCTGAAGAAGTAACTCTTAATTTTCTATTTGTATAATTACTTCCACCATTTAAAATTTTAATTTGAGAAAGAGTATTTTTTGGTTCAGTTGCAAATTTTTGAATTCCAGAGTTTCCAGCAGTAGTAAATCCAACTGTGTTTATACCAGACCTGTAGTCTGAAAGTGATTGGTAAAGTTGTATTGTATTATTGCTTATGAACTTAGTATAATATGTTGATTCACTTTTTAAAGTATTTCCAGTGTTTTCATTTAATCCATTAAAAGTTCCAATACCTAGTAAGGGATTATTTCCTGGTCGATAAACAATTGGTTGTCCATCTACTAAATTATGATCTGTTAAAAATGTAATCGTTTCATAGGTTACATCTACTCCCCCTCCGATTGAAGTTTGTCTAGCATCAAATTCAATTTCTCTCCTTCTTTTTTCAATAACTGGTTCAAAAACAGCACCAAATCCATTTCCACCAGTAATTGCAACTGAAACCACAACATCTAAGTCAAAATCTTGTGGAGTAACGTAAATTTTTTCTACAGAACCATTTACAATCGGTTGTAATAATGCATTTCCTGTTGATACTGATAATAGAGGAGGATTAATTACATCATATCCATCTCCACCATTTAAAACATCAACTGATTCCAATGGTCCATAATAAACTTTATCATTGGATTTGTAACTAATAATTTCAACACCATTTATCAATTGTCCTACTGTTCCAGGAGTAGTTAAATCAGACTCTCCATCTCCAATATTAACTTCTAATGGAAATTTTCTAAGTAATTTTTGTGGTGATAAAATTCTTTCTTTTTGAGAATTTAAAGTAAAATTATGAATTCCTGATGATAATGATCCAAAAGATATGTAATTCTCAGTGCCTATAACAGATCTAGAAGCATATAATCTAATCTCTAGGTTACCTGAAAAAACTTCAACATAGTAAACTCCTTCAGATAATCCCGATATTGGACTTCCTGATGGTTTATAATATACTTCACTTCCAGTTATAAAAGAGATTTTACTTGAAAAAACAATTTTAGAATACAATCCAGTGGTTGAATTTTGATCACTAACATTAGATGCATTATATGAAAAAATTGATTTTGTTATTTGATATGATGGTAGTGAATTTGATGTTACATATAAATATTCATCATTTTCATTATAAACATTTTGAATATCAGCAAAAGTAGAATTAAATTCTAATGGAACTGAAGAACTAACAGATTTTTTAATTTTTCTTCTGATATCATAATTATCAGTTAAAGAACTTAGATCAATAGAATCAGGTGGTGGAGGAACTAAGATAGTTATTTCATTTCCACTGATCTCATTAATTTTTAGATTAGATCTAACTATTATTTGCGTGTCTCTAATAAGAATATCAATATCATCACCGACTTTTAAACTAGATTTATCAACATTATCTGCTAATAATAATTGAGTAGTTGAAATAACTTTAGATACTTGATATCTTGAACTCGTATTGTAAATCCAACTATTTGCAAATATTTCCTTATATGTTTTATCAATTTCTGGATTTTTAATAATTTCACCAATATTTTTAATTTTTATATTTTCACCTACACTAATTGAAGAATCATTCGTGGAAGAATTATACCCCGATAAAACACCTGTGATTCTGAATATAACTTTTTTACTTAGATCTCCATTTTCATAACCATAATAAGTTTCATCAGAATAAATTGTAGATGCTGTAGAAATACCTGATGTGATTCCAGAACAACCAAAAAATTCATTAATACTTTTATCAGTATATTTGATTACATTTTCTCCGCAATAAACTTTTCCAGATTTTGGAAATCCTATGGTAGAATCTACAATGATGTTAGTACTATTAATATCAACATATTCTAAATTTTTTGTACTTCCAGTAATATTAAATTGTCCTGTAATGGTTGAAAATGAATCATCATATCCAATAAAAAGAAAAATTTTATAATATGTTTTTCCTTTTCTGCGGATTACTTCAACTTCTGATACTGATGCTGAAGTATTAGTATCAGTATTTTTAAATATAGTTTGTCCTTTTAATTTTGATAGATCTCCAGAAATTGCATCTGCAACTATTACTGCTCTGCGTGAATATGATGCTGAAGATGGTTTAGAAAGAAATCTTTCAAGGTCAATTACCTTTGGAGTTTCTCCAAATAAAACATTGAATAAAATTTTAAAAGATTCATCAGTTCCTTTAGATCGATATAAAGTTCTTACTTCTTTTATAAAATTACCAACATTTAAATTAGAAACAAAATCTTTATTTTCTAATTCTGGTGTTAATGTAATTTTAAGTTTCTTATAAAATTCTTGTAGAAATAAAACACTTAGGTTTTGTACTTTAGATGAAGATGTATGAGATGCTTGATCTGTATCAGAAAAAACTAATTCTTCAGAACTTAAGTCTTTATGATAATTTGTAATTCCAGAAAAACCCCTTATACATCCAGTAAAAGTGTTAGTTGTTAATCCAGTGTAAGTAATAATTTCATTATCAATTTTTAATAATCCATAAGTTGGAGGAAACCCCTTTGTAGATGAAACTTGAATTGTTGTTGCACTAGAAGAAATTGCAGAAGAAAGTGTAGTAAATCCAACTACTACCTCTGGAGTCAAATTATCGAGTTTTAAATATTGATCAAGATTTTCTGCAATATCGACAGTACCACCTTGATATTCCTGAGAAATATAATATTGCTTTAAAAATTCTGCTGCTTTTGGACTTTCATCTAAAATGAATTCTGGTAATTGGTTATTAATTATTTGCTGTACTTTGATTCTAGATTCAAACCCCATCTGTATCATATTATGACCTCGTTAATGCCCCGTTTGAATAACTTGAACTGTAGTAATCGTTTGTAGAGAAAACAACTCCAGATGTATCATCGCCAGAAGCAATAACATCTTTAATCATATTTATTTTACTTTTTGAGATGTTAAAAGATAGATACAAATCCTTTAACCCAATAATATCATTTGATTCTGGAAAAGCTTGAATTTCAATAATATCTTGATCTAATGATGTAGATGTAATCATTAAAGAATTTAATCTTATTTCACCTGCCTCATAATCAACTGTCCCTGCAGATTGAACAACAACAGGTATTTTACTAATTATTGTTGATCCAGTGCTGACTAAAACTGGTGTTTCTTTTACAATTGATATGACACCAATATTTGACAATGAACCATCTAAATTTCTTCTTGGAGTATCAGTCAAATAAACAGTATCTGGTACATTTAAAATTTTAAATCCAGTAGATTTAATGTTTCTACCTTCTGGATTTATATGAAACTTATTACCATAACAAATTTCATATTGAGTTTGTGCATTAATCTGTGCCTTTAAATCTCTTCGAATTCTAACTTTTGTAATATTTGATGTAATTGCAGCATCAGTGTTATCAATAACTTGAAGAACTTTACTATATTTAAATCTTCCACCAAAAGAATTTAAATTAGGAGATTGTGCATATAAATTTAAAGATTTAATTACTTTTGTCTTTAAGTTCTCAATATTATCTACTTGAGAATAATTGTAATAAATTGAAGAATCAATTTCAACATATAAAATTTTAAGATCTACTATTTCAGGATTAATACCTGCTACAGTATATTGCTTAAGTTTATTTTTTATTTGCTGTTTATTAAAATCTGAAACATAAGTTCCATTTTTTGGTTTGATACTTATGAATACTTTGCCATATTGAGGCGGTGTCATTTCTTCACCACCAATTACAGAAACAGATTCTGTATCTGCATATATTTTTGATTTGATAATAGTTTCATAATCCTTTGCAGTCACTGCTCTATATTGCGAAGAATATAATCTTGGTGCAAAGTTTTTAATCGAATCTATACTTTCAATATCAGATCCATTCTGTGAATTTTGAACAGTAGTAACTTGTATGGTATTGTTTAAAGTTTCTACGATAGAATTTTCATTCTTAAATGTTCCTGCAAAACTAAATGAGTTTGCCCCATTCCCTTCTTTCCCATCGGTTATAATATAAGTTACAGTAATTACCGCATTATTTTCAAGTTTTTTACCAAAAATACCATCGCCAAAAAGTAATTCATATTTTTCATCCTTTACTTCTTGAAGTAAATAAATTTCTGAAGTAGAATCAATATCAAAAATATTTTCTACAAGATTATATGTTCTACCAAGTCCAGTATCAGAAGTACCCTTTACATAAACTCTAATTGTGGAACTATCAATAAATGAGTTGTCTAGAATGAATCTTTGATCTAGAGATCCATTAACTGTAAATTGTTTTTTAAGAAATGTTCCTTGTTTAATTGTAAGATTATTAAAACTTGCGACTCCATTCTTTACAGTTGCTGTTGTGTTTTCTGGAATTGAAAACACATAAGAAGTCCCACTTGCAGTTCCAGTACATACTAAACCTGCCTGCAGAGTAAGAGTAGATGTAGAACTCTTTGGTTCTGCCGTAAATGAAACTACCGCACTTGATGCTGATCTGGAACGAGGTACATATCCAATATTTCTTGCTAATGATACAACATTTTCTCTTACTGTTGCTGAGTCCAAAAAGGACTCATTCACAACCATGTTTGAATTAAATGCTGTAATATAAGTATTATATGCTAAAGTATCGATTAAGATAGAAAAATTAGACCCCTCAAAGTCAAAATCCGTAAAATTGGAGTTCGCACGAAGGTAATCTTTGATTGAGGTCTTTATCTGATCAAAATCGAGATTAGTAAATTTAGTAAAAGGCATTTTATCTTGTTGCCTCTAGTATGAATGAAAATTGTTGTGTTGGTATTTCTTGCCCAATAATATCAAATGTAATCGTCACTTCAAATTGATTCAAATCTGATATTGGATCAACTTGTACGATTGTGTTTGTAACTCTTAGTTCATAATTAAGAATAACTTCATTGATTTGATCTTCTATTAAAGAAGCAGTTGCATAATCGACAAACTCAAATAAACTCGATCTTACATTTGAACCAAGAGTTGAATTAAAAAATCTTTCAGTTGGTATTGTTTCAACTAAATTACGAACAGAACGAATAATTGCTCTTTGATTTATTAAAACAGGCAGATCTTTTGTCACAGGATGTGGATCAAAAGATAAACTAATATCTTTGAAAGATCTAGATATCCTGGTGATTGCCATTTTTTAAATAAATTTCTTTACTTATTTATGATGATTCCCAGGAAGAACCGTATGTTGGCTCAGTTCCATAACTCCAATCATCATAATCTTCATCATTTCTAATCCTTTCATGCAACTCAAGTTGTTTTTTAAAGTCATGCTTTGGTGCAGTATCGTGCATCACTTCTTGAATAACCTTTTTTTGTGGTTCTGAATTGTAATCAGTAATTAAATGAGATGTTCCCCACATTTCTCTCATGTAGTTGGGGTCTCTATCGGTCGGTAAATTAGACATTTTAGATCCTGTTTTAATGAATAAAACAGAACTTTTATAAAGGAGGTTGCTATCTCCGTATTTTTATTTAACGATCTAATTCGCGCAGTGAATATGAGTTAGAATCAAGATATTTAAGCATCTCCAAAGCAATTAAACGCGGATTTCCTTCTCCACAGGTGTAAATATCCACTGCTAAACAACCATTTTCGGGCCAAGTATGGCAAGAAACATGACTTTCTGAAAGAGCAATTACGACTGTACACCCCTGAGGAAGAAAGCAATGTGAAAATGTATTCAAAATTGTCATCTTTGCCCGCTTAATGCCGCTTATCATGACTTCTTGAAGAGAAATCGAGTCATTTAAAAGGTTAAAATTGACATTATACACCTCTATGAGCAGGTGCTTACCCATGGAATGTTGTTTCAACTCAATTTCGAGTAAAAAATTTATTTATTTTGCTTTTCTTGAGGTGTTTGCCAGAAATATTCATCACAATCACCCAGTCTACCCCATCTGACACCATTTTCAACCTGATAAACAGTGGTCGAAACCTTAAAATCTGGTGTTTTTGGATGTTCTGGAGTGATTGAGAGATCATAAACTCTCAATCGGTTGTTTGGATAGAGACAAAACTGACCATTCTCAAGCATAATGCAGTTATGTGACTTATGTTCTTGAGGAATTTCACTTACATTTGAGTCAATTGTGTCTGGATCCGCATGAAAGTTGTCTAGAGTGAATAAATATTGACCCTTTAAAGTTCCAAAGTTGCGACTATACACTTCAAAATCCATTGTAGAGACATGTTGCTTAACAATACAGCGAACACCATAGTCCATACAATTCCAAAATTGAAGACTAGGAAGATCTAAATCGAGATCTGGTGTATTTGGAGACGAGACAAAGGCAGAAATCGGCAATTTATCGTACATTGCTCCATATTCTGGTAAATAAGTTTCGAAATAAAAAGCACGTCCAGGAATCGACTTTGCCGACACCCAGACGCCCTCTACAAATTCTCCATGCCCATCTTGTAAATCACGTAGATACTCTTTACGCACCCATACTTTTTGTGCTGGAAGATTTACTAGAAGTTGACTCATCCTTTACCTTGCCCTCTATATTTCTTTCGTGCTCCATTGCGAGAAGACGCTGCGTACTTAGTTCCTCCACCTTCTCCTTGACGAGATTTCTTAGGTGGACCAGGAATATAAGAACTATTCTTATTCAGACCGCCTTTTGCTTTTGTTGCCATGTATGATTCTCCAATAAAATTTCAGTTTCAAGATCTTCAGGACTTGGAGAACCTGTCTGATAAAATTTTATCGACAGATCCTCCATAACACTGAAATATTCTTCTTCTGTAAGACCCGTATAAATTCGACGTCCCTTACAGAGTATATTGTAAGTTTCGTTTGTCATATCAAATCACTCTTGACTTCTCGTGACCAACGCGAATGCGAGGATCACACCAGATTTCAAAACCTGCTTCCTTTGCATCCAAACAGAACGATACATCTTCTCCACACATATCTTGAACCTCACCAGATTCAAAGATTTGCATCTTTGGAGCAAACCATGGATACTTCATCTCTTCGTGTTCAAAAACACCATTTTTAATCAAAACCCACCCAAAACCTGTATAGTCTACAGTGAATGGTTTGCGACGCTTGGAGATGCTCTCAACAGTTTCATGATTCATCACACCACCGTTTCCACGGAAGTCATCCTCGTCCAACCAATGTGCCACTGAGGTTGTATGACCATCTTCAGTAGCATACCAACCTGCTGCAATATCTTTATCCATTAAAATCAACTGCCAGAATTTTTCTGTGTTGAAAACAATGTCAGAATCAATCCAAAGTTGCCAATTATAATTCAGTTTGCCATCCCATGGAATCTGATTCGGTCCACGCAACACGTTCGCACCTAAACACTTGCATCGTGCAAAGTTGACCATTGATGAATAGTCTTGCGAAATTTGAATACTCGCACCACTTTGTACAAGATCAAAACAAAGTTGTACAAAATTCTTTAAGTAAGTATAAGAAACTCCTCTTCCTGGAAGACAAAATACGATGGACTTTCCTTTGACCATCTCTCTTGC